GGCTTGTATCATATTCCAGTAGTGGGCAGATGATGCGCGTATCGCTGGGATTGTCGATGTCATCCACGAGCAGCACACGCGGTGTTTTCCCAGCGTGAACAGCCGCATCGATCTCGGCAAACGTGCGCGACACCGTGCATCCGTACTTGTATACGCTGTCGTGCGTATCTGCGGCACCTATTTTGGCATAGATGTCGTAGCACACGCTGTCCATGCTGTCCAGCTTCGCCTTGTCTGCAGCGGACATAAGGCCGTTTGAGGTTGGTGTCGCCGGGATAAGTTTATCTTCACTGTACATCCACTGGCCGTCTCTAACGACCAGCACGCAGCCGTTTTGGCTTACATCGCTGTCTGGGATGGGCAGTTCGCCAGCCGCCGACGTGATCAACGTCGTGTCACCGTTGGACGTGGACATGATCGTGACCGTGATATTTCCGTCTCGCGCAACACCGTAGTTCGCGCCGGTTCCCGCAAACGAATAGCTTTCATCCGCAGCGCGAACAAGCTGCATGATGTTTCCATTATAGATACAGCGCACAATATCGCCAGCAGCGTAGGCAGCGGCGATTTCGGCGACTGTTTTGTCTGCGCTGCCGCGCACGGAGATGATACCGCCGTCGATCGTCTGCGCCGCGTCGGCAGCAGAGATCACGGTTACATCGTAGTAATCGTGCGTCCTGCCATCTACATACGCTTTTGTTGCTGCATCGTTGTCTCCGGTAGGCATGCCGACAGCGAACCGTGAATAGCGCGATTTTCCGTCGCTGCCCAAGCTGGAAATTCCAGCAGCGTTATCCCCAGAACAGTTAATGTGGACAGAAGCTCCTGCTGCGTCGTTGCGCACAGCAACGCTTGGTGCCGACAGAAGAAGATCAGACTGCACGGCTCCACCAGCGTGCACGTTACCGGTGATCTCGGCACTGCCGTTGATTTCCCCACCAGTCTTGTCGTACTTTTTTACCGTCTCGGCCTTAATCAGCGCGACCAACCTGGCCGTCGCCAGCGGCCCAACCGCTTTGTTATCGTCTGCCATTGTAGTACCCCTTTATCAATTTGTATCCCAGATGGCCTGCATCTCGTCCGCGGACATGTATGTCACGCCGCCACCTTCCGCAAGCGCATCCAGCTTAGTCTTATCCGCTGCGGACATCAGGCCATCAGCTTCGGCCGTAGCGATGTCCTTTCCAGCCTTTTTGTCCAGCGCCGCTTTAACGACTTTGTTCTGCACCGGATTTGTGGATGTGTCAGATAGCGCGCTGTCCACGTCGATCGTGCCCCCGCCGGAGGAAGGCGACGATCCGGAAGGGCCGCTATCGGATGTGTTGTAGCTGCTGCTGGACTCCACGCTGTTGCCAATCGACGTTTTTCCGGAAAACGCGAACGTGTAATCCGTGATGATCGACGGGTATTCCCGGCCGTTGATGTCCTTAACAATCACCTTGTCGAAAATATCAAGCCGCGGGTCGGCCGGAAGATCGCCAGAGAACTTATAGATCGGCTTGTTTTTCAGCTGCTCATACGCCGTCTCCGCGACTGCTTCAGCAGCGACCGTGACTGACCCGGCCGGCCCTTCGATACCAAGCCACAGGTTGTCGTCGTTCAGTTCAATGACATAGCCGCCGAAACCGGAAAAGTATGTGTGCTCTTTCCCGTCACTGGCGAACGTCTTTTTCACGCGAACGCCTGTAACTTCTACCGGCGTTTTCGCCACTTCTACAGGGTTGATCCACTGCGTAAGCGTCACATCTGCCGCAGACGTGATCGGACGCACAAGCAGTGCGTTTCCAGACACCATGGCATTGCCACCGCAGGCCAGCGCAATCGCTTCGGTCACCTGCCGGATGGTGTGCTGTGTGTCCACGGTCGCCAGTGCGTTATACTGCAGATCCAGCGTGCCGGCCGTCAGGCCAAGCTGTTGCGCCGCCAGTTGCCACAGTTCCGGATAGCTGTGTTCGCCCTGCATCGCCGCCGGGCACAGCACGTCCGCCGCCTTCATGGCGTCGTAACAGGTCAGCGTGGTAACTTCGTGCACGGTTTCCACTTCGTAGACCTTGAAGTGACCCATGTCCACCATGCGTTCGATTCCGTCAATGGTGATTGCCGCTTGCAGATGTGCCGTGGCCCCCTCGTACAGCGACCAGTAGTCTGGGGTCGACCACCCAATGTCGTACATTTCAATCGTTGCGCATTTGCACACAGATAGCCCGACGGGGTAGCTGCCGGATGATGTCTGCGCCGAGATCTTCGTGCCGCCCGGGCGGAAAGACTGCCGGCCTACCTGCAGATACTGCCCAGCCTTCAGCGTTACAGTTTCACCGTTCCTCTCAAACGTGATGCCGTGATCCCATGTAAAAGATGCTTCGACCACAAAGTTTGTCTGCGATGGGTAGACGCTTGTGATTTGACTTTCGACTGTTCGCATATCATGTCACCGCCAATCACGTCAGCGGATTGACGCTGACCATATTAAATTCCACGGACGTAAAAAGTTCCTTGTTTTCGTTCAGCCGGCCAATGTCAAGCTGCCCCTTGCCGACGTAAAACCACGACGTACACCACGCGCCATAGTAGGCGGAAAAGTAGTGCAGCTGGAATTGCTGGCCTTTGGCGATGATCTTCAGGATCTGCGACAGCATAGTTTTGCTGATCGATGCCCGGCTATACCCAAGCGCTTCCACCGTGAACAGTGGGCTTACGACGGCCGCGCCTGTCTGGGTGCGGCCGCTGTCCTCCGTGTAGGTCGTTTCAAAGTCATACGACAGCGCGCCGGAGTCCGGCTGCGGAAGCATCAGCCATTCATCCGACGGACTTTTTCGAATTTTAATGTATTCCTGTGCCATGTGTTACACCGCTACAAGCGGGTTTTTGCCCGTTTGCCCTTTCCGCAATTTTGCTTCGGTGATTACTTCATCAAACAGTGTGCGGCGATCCAGACGCGCGATGAATTCATATCGGCTGCCAGCGCTACCAGCTTCTTCGCGCACGATCTGGCGCAGCAGGGATTCCGGCGCTTCCAGGTTGTTGCCGTTGCGCTGGTCGCCCAGCACGGCAAGGAATTGCCGGTTCGCCGGGATGACCGCGCCGCGCGCCAGCATTGGGATCTGCGGCACTGGCAGTGGATTCACGCCCCACATATTCTGGAACGGTGAAATGCCGAGGAAGTGCGCATTGCGGATCGTATTCAGCATGGAATTGATCTTGTTGAACGGCACGGCGATGATCGTGTTCATACCGCGAATAATTGCATTGACGACCGTGCGGAAGGTGCTTTCGATGCCCTCCTTGATGCCAGACCAGATACGGCCGCCGGTCGAAAACACGTCTTTGACCTTCTGCCATGCATCGCGGAATTTGCTCTGAAACCATTCCGGCACGGATTTGAACGCATTTTTGATGCCCTCCCATGCGGACGAAGCGCCGGAGGCTACCTTTTCCCACAGCCCCCTGAACCAGTCCTTTACGGCCGTCCATTTTTCGATGACCCAATCCACTGCCGCCGCGACACCTGCTTCCACATTGGCGAGGTGCTGCTCAAAAGCCGCATCGATACTGCTGATCGTTTTACTGATCCAGTCCTTTATGGACGTCCATTTCCCAGAAAGCCATTCAAAAAAGCTGACGGCCAGCTGTTTACAGAATTCAAACAATCTCGCAACTGCGGTCGCAAAAGCGACTATGACAGCCGTAAACAGTTCAAAGATTCCTTCGGCTATTTTGTTAACCCCATCTTTCAAATTCCCATTCAAAATGTCAGCAATGCCATCAAGAATCAGTGACACACCTTTCAGCACCGAAATCACCGCCCGAATTACCATTTCTAATGCACTTTTCACGACGTACTGTACGATTGGCGATTCCCAGATCCGTTTTAGCGCATCAAGTATCGTTGTGATCGCGTCTCCCACCTGCGTCAGCACTTCCTGCAAGCCGCTCGGCAGCTTGACCTGGCTGACGCCGCTAAAATCAGGCGCGGCAGACCCGCCGCCACCGCCTCCGCCGCCGGAACTGTCGTTTGATTCCCAGCGGTTCATTTCGTCCAGCCCCGAAAGCTGCCGCTTCGCTTTTTCCGCCGCGTCGCCGGCCGCGGATGTCGCGCTTGCCTGCTGGTACAGTGCTTTGGCGTTGGCCTGTGCCTGCGATGCCGTCTGACCGAAGATTGCGCCAAATACAGACGAAATAACGGCCGTAAGCTTCGCCAGCCATGACAGCAGCGTCCGAATGGCGGGAAGGACAAAACTATAAATCGGCGCAAAGGCCGTCAGTAAATTGCCCCTGATCTGCGCAAGGGATGCAGACATTTGCTTGTCTGCGTTGATGGTATTCAGCAGCACAGACCGCATGGCGCGCAGCGCCTTCGCGATCATCGTAAAGATAAACACTTTCTTCGCGATGGTGGCAATGCGCTTTGCGAATTTGCCCATTTGTTCAGACACTTTCGACGTCGATGCAGCCGCTGACTGCTGCTTCTGCATGTAGGCGCCTATAGCGTCGTTTGCCTTGGCCTGGTCCGCCTGCAATCCCTGCAGCTGCAGTTGCGCGTCTTTCAGCTGCTGCGTCGTTTTCTGGATTGCATCGCCGGTTTCCTGCGATACCGTCCCGGTCTTTCTGGTTTTCTTTTCGCTTTCTTCGACGGCCCGCAGCTCCGCGAGCTGCTTTCTCAATTCGTCGACCTTCTGTGCGGCCTTGTCCACGTTATTCGCAGCCTTTTTCGCGTTGTTTTCCAGCTTTGCAAGGCCGGCGTCAAACTTGTCGTTATTTATCGTTGTGTCAACTACCAGATCGCCGACAACATCAGCCATCGCGCCCACCTCCCATCAGCTTTCGGATGAATTCATCTTCGTCGTCGGTCAGATGCGCCGACTTGAAATCGATCAATTCCCGGTTTTCGTCGTAGTATTCGCGCTCCCACTTTTCCAGTTTCTTGTGCTTGCGCAGCTTCCGCCGGATGTCCAGGATCGTGGAAAACGTGCAGTCACCGATCTCCATATAATATCCGATGAACGTCCACCAGTGCATATACGGCAGTGCGCGCACGTCCCGCCCGGCTACGCGGTTGATTGGCGCGATGATCATCGGAAAATCCTGTTCCCAGTCCATCTGCTTTGGCTGCTGCCGCTGGTCGCCGCGATCCACACCACCATCCAAAAACCACAGCATGAATTTCACCGCGGCGGCCATGTCCGTGATCTGATCCCAGTCCGGATAAAAGATCTTGACCGCCACTTCGGCGCGATCCTGATCTGTCAGCTCTGGGTCATTCAACGCGGCGCAGATGTCCAGAATTTCGCGAAAGTCGCTTCGTATACGAAAACACCGGCCGCCGATACATGCTGCCTTCGGCAGGCCGGTATTCATGATCTGCGCTTCTTCCTGCGCTGGCCGCCGCCGTTGTATTTATCCAGGTATTTCGCCTGACGCTTCTGCGCAGCAGCGGTCGCAACGTCCATTTCGCGCCGGATCTGGCGCGAAACTGCTTCCAGGAAGGAAATGATCTGCAGGGAACCGGACGGCGTGAGCGAAACGCAGTAGGCTTTGCCGAACACTGTATCGCAGACGGGCGAAGGGAACGCCGCGTCCACCTGTTCGCGTGCGTAGGCGTCCAGTTCGCGGATCGTCGCGCGGGCGCCCGTATCGCTTTCCTGCGTGCCCATTTCGTCGGCTTTGGCCTTGATCGCCATCGCTGCCGCTTCCAGCCGGTCGATGATGCCGATGTCGTTCGGGTCAAAATAGATCTTCCGGTTTGCGTCGCCATTGATGGTGAACGCTTTCAGGCCGGTTTCAAAGGAAATGTTATTGCTCACGCCGTCACCCCCCTTATGCCGTCGCCTTCGTGAACGTGGCCACGCCGTCCGCAATGGCCGCAGTGCCGACCGTGCGCGTGCCGCCGTAGGTCACGTCAAACGGCATGTCCACCGTCTTGTCGCCGCCCAGCGACTTCACTTCAATCGCGCAGCCGCTATATCGTTCGGCGAACATCGCCGTATCCTTCGTGCCGGCATAGCAGTGCACGATCATCATATCCTGTTCGGCCAGCGCCGCAACGTCCTGATCCTTGATCGCCATCTGCCACAGCTTCGTCAGCGCGGTTTCGCCGGCGTCCAGATTGCACGGGTCAAAGGTCTGCGTGATGGTCGGCGCGGACATGGTGGTAAACGTGTTGCCCAGGATGTCCTGCGTGGTCTCCTTGTTCCAGTCATATTCCTGACTGCTGTCTTCCACGCGCTTGCCGACGATCGACCAAACCGGCGCGGAAGATGTGCCGGTATTCAGGAAGGCCATCAGCAGTTTGCGGGCAATCGTCTGGCCCGCGGTTGTGTTAAAAGTCGTACTTTCAGGCATAATGCATCACCTTTCAAAATTGTTGTCGTACCGCATCGACAGGGACACGGCCCAGTCCTCCACACCGTCGGCATAGCGCCCGGCCAGATAGGCTGCCGACACCTGCACAAACGCGGTGATCGTCCGGCCATCGCCGAGGTCTGGCCACGCGGCAAGCGTGTGCTGCCGGCCGTCTGCCGTGATCGGTTGTTTTTCCAGCCACCGCGCCAGCTTGTCCAGCCAGCCCTTGATGTGGATGCGGTCAGTTTCCGACTGCGGCACGGAGCGATATACCGCCAGAAACGCATAGTTGCATTTCTGGTACACGCCGCCCATGATATCGGTCGTTTCGCTGATCACCGTCGCCGCAGCGGATGGATAGATCCCGACGCCGGACTTGTCGCCCAGCTCGCCGAACCGGATTTCCCGCGCGCCAATGGCCGGGAAATCATTCAGCAAGCCGCTCAGGATCGTTGAAAAATCTTTTGTGTCAACCATTTGATTCCCCCAGGATGATCCGTTTGCAGCCATCCGCCCATTCTTTTCCGTGTTCGTTTTGGGCCACTTCCGCCCAGTGCGGCACGCCGGTCGAAAACCGCAGATCGCGGTCGGTCGCAACTTTCACAGCGTCCTTGCGCGCCCACGGCGAACCGGTTTCCGGGTCGACCATGACCTTACCCATATACAGATACCTTGCATATGGGCCTGGGAACACGACCTGCCGGCCGCCTTCTGCGACGTATGAACGCTGCTGCAGGCTGCCGGTTTTCCACGGCATATACAGTTTGCTGTCCGCAAGCACCTGCTTCCCCAGCCATTCCTGCGCTTTGGCGAATCGCGGGCCGTATTTGGCGAACCGGAGATTTACCCGGACGTGCCCTTTGACATAGCTGACGTTCTTATAGTGCTTGATATCGCTCATGATGCCGTCACCTCGAAGTGTGCAATCAGCGGAAACCACGCGCAGGATGTGATGCGGTGGCACTCCGTGACTTTGCACAGCGCGTCATATTCCGCCCAGTCGTGATCGCCGCGGCAGAAATAATCGCCCGGCTGAAACGCAATCAGGCCGCTGCGGTCATCCGCCGCCTGGTACACTTCCGGCGTCGCATAGGTCAGCGCGCCGATGGACGCTTTCGGGACAAGCAGCAGCACATAGTGCCCCGGCACATCGCCGGTCGTACCTGGCGTCATAGCGGTTTTTGCTTCCACCTTGACGCCGGTCAGCACGTGCCGCACCCACGTATCGTCCCGACCGCGCGCGCCGCGCACGCGCGAAAAAAGCGTGATCGTATCGCTATGCAGCAGCATCAGCACGTCACCCCCGCGTACAGCACAAGGACGCCATCCACGGCCACGCCGGAAAGCCAGCGCCGAAGCAAGTCAAACACCAGCTCGTCTCGCGCTGCTATGGTCTTCGCAGCGGTCGTGTAGCAGCTGTCGGCCGCTTTATATGTGATCGATTCGCTGCCGGACGACACCGACGCCACAGGGCCGGCGGTTTTTACGCCGCCGACGTCTGCGGTTTCAGCCGCGCTGTCACGCGCCTGGTCAATGCGGTAAAGGCATTCGGCCAGTTCGCACGCGCAGTCCTGCAGCTTTTCGGCGTCGATCGTGGATTCCGGCAGCGTGCCACCGAAGCGGCCAAACGTAAAGCGGTCGATTTCTCGCGACGCCGCGCGCAGATAGCGTGTGGCGGTCGATTCATCGCAGAACGGGGACAGATCGTCCCCGTACCGTTTTACGTATGTGTCAAAATCCGCGTACACCGTGGTTCACCTGCCGATCACGCGCTCGCGTAGGACTTCACGTGCACCTGCGCAGCGTCCAGCACACGCAGGGCGGCGTTTTCCTCGACCTGCGCCTTGCTGCCGGCGAAAAGCTCGGAATCGACCATGCGGACAATGCTGAAGTTATCGCCGACGCCGAAAGCGTTCGGGTCGTACATGATGAATTCCACCTTCGCAAGGTTCGCCGCCGTAACGCTGGCCTTCGTACCGCCGTGCGGATAGTAGGCAAGATCAGCAGACGACGCGAAGCCGTTGACTTCGATCCAGGTGAAGCCCATGAAGCTGCCGACCTGCCCGCCGGCAGCGGCAGCAAGCAGCATTTCGTTGGACGTCGGGGTGTACTTCTCACCGGCGAACTCCAGCATCGTCGCGAAGAAGTCCGGGCTGCAAAGCACGATGGTGGGGTTGGCTTTCGCCTTGACCATGGCTTTGCGTTCGGCCAGTACCTGCGCCTTGAAGTTGGCCGCAGTGGTCTTCGTGGTGTTGGTGGATGCCGTGCCCTCGGAGATCAGGCAGGCCAGCGCGCACTGGTTCTTTGCCTCCGCGACTTCACGGGTGGCAAGTGCCAGATGCTCCTCGGCAATCGGGAACGCCACAGCGGCAGCCTGCACGCCGTAGATCTTCTTCGACGCCTGCAGGTTGTTATTGAAAACAGCCTGAACCAGCGTGTCAGCGGCAGCGGTATCCGTGAAGTCACGGCCGGGCGTGCCGACAGACGCGGCGGTGGAGGTCAGCTTGTGCCAGTAGCAGCCGCCGGCGCCGTCGACCATCACGTCCTGATAGGTCACACCGGGCACAAGCCAGGTCTTATAAAAAAGATTGGGAAGAACAGTTGCCTTGTACTGCTCATCCACGTAAAGGGAACCGTACTGGATAGACATAGATCATCATTTCCTTTCGTAGTCTTAGCCCCTGAAAAACGGATTGTTTTTGTATTTCTGGGCTACGTATTCTTTTGCGCCTCCCGCCGGCGGCACCATGCCGCTGTGATCGGACGAAAAGCGCGCCTTGCTGGCGGGATCGGCCACAAGAATGCCGGGGATCTCCTTGCCGTTCTGATCGGTGACAAGGCCGGTAAACAGGTCGTCGATCGACTTGCCGCGCGCATCGTCGGAACCCAGAGCTGTCACCAGCTTGTCCGTAATGCTCTCGCGCGTGATGTCGTTGACGAAATGCTTTCCCGACAGGAACGTGTCCACCGTACTGCGCAGCTTCACGGCGGCAGCGTCCTTCTTGCGGTTGTCCCGCTCGGTCTGCAGGTCATTGGTCAGGGTCGTGATCTGACCTTTCAGCGCTGCGACATCCACGCCGTCAAAGGCGGCAAGCTTGCCCTGCACGTCTTTCAGCGATGTGTCCAGCGCGTCGTGGCGTTCCTGCAATTTGGTGAATTCCGCCACGGTCTTGTAGTTCTCGGCGACGGCCTTGCGCAGATCCGTCGCTTTTCCTTCCGGAATCGTGATACCGAAGTCGGAAAGAATGGTCTCGATGTTCTTCATGCGTAATCCTCCTGAACGTGGTTTTTTAACAGCCCGTCGACTGTGTGGATTGAGCCGGATGAACCACCGGCAGGGTCGTGATATGGCAAAGGGGCAGCCGGTTTCCCGTCCGCCCCTGCGTATCCTGATTCGATTTTGGGTATAAGAAAACCACCTTGCCGATTGGTAAGATGGTTTCTCTAATTATTATGTGAAATAATTTTCACGTCGGATTTATCTTGACGTTGTTTTTAAATGTCCAGCTGGTCGCAGATCTGCGAAAGTGACTTACCACAAATAAACGGAATATTCATTGCATCGTCCACCGAATGTGCGTCCACTGCATATCCATCGTAGCAAAGTGCAATGTCCTCCCGGCTGAACGGACAAATAGACCCGAATTTCCCTTGATATGCAAAATCAATGTCTTGGGTAAGATCATCAATCCAAGCCCTTAAATCCTTCGCGTTCACAGTATATCCGCGTTCTCCTTTCGTTCCTGATCGGTGAGCTCACGCGTCGCTCTGGTCTGACGCCTGTCGTCATCCCAGGTAATGTCGTGCGCGTGCTCTCCTTTGGCCCCGTATGGATGCCTTTTCGGATTCCCGTGCGGCCCATTACTGATCTGCCTGCATTGCCAACCATCCGCATCAAAAAATGTTCTGTCGCGTTGTTTGCCGCCCATAGAAGCGGTATCAACAACTGCATAAGAACGATACTGCCCGGGAACGTGTGGTTTGGCTTTTGAAGTCCAGTCATCAGTTACAACTATCGTTCCGTCTTTATTATAGTGATATTTCTTGTATTTATCAAGTTCTTTGCGTACCGCCGCAGATGCGGTTGACGCCTCTGAGCGATCCCACCCCGCAACAGCGAGCCGCTCGTGGTATGGTTTCAGATCATTTTCTTCGCAAAACTTCGCGTACGCTGCGTTCTGGTCCTGCAGGCGCTTGGCGGACTGCGTGTATTTCTCCTGCAGCTTTGCCTTGGCCGTCGGATCTTCACAGTTTTTCACGGCTGTATGCAGCGCCGTGCACTTGCGCTTCTGCGCCCGGATGCGGCGTTCCATCGCGCGCTGCGTCTGCGACAGTTCATAGGCGCGCCTGTTGGCTTCGGTATCGATCGGCGCATTATTATTCCGGCTAACGCCTGGGAGGAACGGTGTAAAGGAATGCCGGCAGTTATAGCCGCACAGGCCCAGCGGATTCTCTGGGTAGCCGGTCGCATCCAGCAGGTTATCATAGTTTGTGTCTTTGCCTTCGATGCAGTACACTTTCCCCTGCCAACCGGCATGATCCGCAATCGGATCGGTATCCGATACACGCGCGCCCAGATGCTGCGACACCAGCACATGATTCCAGCCCATGTCTTTGCACTGCTGGATCGTCATGTTCCCGGATGACTGTGCCACGCCGGTGCGGATGGAGCGCAGCACCGCCACTTCCAGCGTATCCTTGTGGCCGGACGGATAGCGCACGATCGGTTGCAACTGCCCAAGCGCCTTCACGCCTTCCAGCATGGCGGCGGTGTAGGACTGCGCGCCGGTGCGTACTTTCCAATACGCAGCGTCACAGATGTCGATAAACGCCTGATTGGTCGTGCCGGCCGTCGTGCGCGTGATGTTGGAAATTTCGCCGACCGTGCGTTCATAGGCGTCCGTGATGATCGCCATCATGCCGGGCGGCAGGCTGGAAAACGTCACGGCGGCGGCTTCTGCATCCGCCTTTGCTGCCTGAATGCCGCTGTCCTTGAAGATCTTCGCGATCTCCTGCTGCGATTTGCCGGTGCTTTTGGCCAATGCCTTCTGGATTTCATCCAGGTTCCCGCCGGCCTGTTCCAGCACCCACGCCTGCCATTCATCCGTGCCGGTCAGCAGCTTCTTTTCGCCGCGGCCGAACCGGATCATGAAGCGTTCGATCATGTCGTGCGCAATCCATTCCGTCAGGTCATCCAGCAGCGGCAGCAGGGTTTCGCCGATTTCCTGAAACTGTTCCGGGGTGATCATTCGGTATCAGGGAACAGACCCGGTTTTGCTGTGTTGGCTTCGGCGTAGGCCGCTTTTGCGTCGTCTTCGCTGAAGCCTTCAAAGCGCACCAGATACATCCACCACGGCAAAACGCCGAGCTGGCAAAGGCTTTTCGTGTTCTGCCGGTCCTCTTCGTAGTTATACGTGATGTCCCCAAAATTGTACGCCACGGTATACGTGCCATAGGGCGCCAGATCGTAGATATCAGCATAGTCGTTCAATGCCTGAATCAGGCCATCCACGGCGGCCTGGATGCGGTCGCGGATATCCTTGATGCGCTGGATGGTGCGGCGGTCATCGGCTTCCACCTGCGTCGCAGTGGCAAGGCCCTGCTTTTCGTTATAGCTGAAATATCCTTCGGAAAAGCCACATTTGGTTGACAGGCTTTGCAGCAGCATATTGATGCCGGTCTGGCGTTCGCCGGTTTTCAGCTTGCGATCGATTTCCTGATAGAAGCTTTCGGCCGCTGAACCGGCAACGTTTTGCACATAGCGCGGCAGCCGCACGGAAACATTCTTCCGCCCTGGTTCTCGCAACAGCCGATCATCCACAAGGGCGATCGACCTGGAATCCTGAATTTCGTCCACCATGGCCGACCATGCAACATCCAGCCCACGCAGTTCCGGCAGGGCGTTGGCGTAAATGGACATGCCGCACGCGCCGCCGTCGATGTTGTTGGCATCCGGCATGGTGCACACAGCAAATAGCGGCGCAGTATCATCCAGCACGGCGTCCGGCAGGATGCCCACCCAATCCGGCACTTCGTCCAGATTCACACGGGATGCCGCTGTTTTGCCCTTCGCCACCCGGAACGCGCGGTTGGAAACCACATAATGCGTCCCTTCATAGCGGTGGTATTCGGCCTTGACGTAGTAATAATCCGGCGTTGCCTTCGTGTCATACAGCACGACGCCGATCACACGCTTGCGGTTATCCACAGCCGTGATCGTAAATTCCGGCGGCGTGTACAGGCCGATGCTGTCCGGCGTGGGTTTCAGCAGGAACATACCGGTGGCGCAGCCAACGTCCACCATGTCACGCAGGAACGGAATCAGTTCTTCGTTCAGACGTTCCTGCAGCCAGTCCGCGCGGGCCGAGCCGGACAGTTCGACGCTGACACCCATCGTCGCAAGGCGCGCAGCTTCGCCGGTCACGGCCTTTGCAAAATTGATGGTGCGATCCTGATCGTTTGCCCACGGTGGGGTGCCCATCCAGATCAGCATCCACAGGTCTTCCGCTTCGCGCATTTCCGGCGTTACCAGCGGCGCAATGCGGAATTCTTCGCGGATCTGCTTTTTCACGCTGTCCAGCGGGATATTGATTTTCACAGGCAGCCAACCTCCTTGAACACTTCGCACATTTTCGGAAACTGCGAAGCAATCCAGTCCACGTATGTTTCGTCATGGCCGTATTCCGGATGCGTAAAGTTTTCGGACAGCCCGCTTTCAAACAGAAATGCATGAATGATCTCATGACGCATAACTTTTTTCTGATAGACGCTAAAGTCTTTCAGGTCGCAGTCTTTGGCCTTTTTTGAAATAACAATGGTCTTTACCGTTTTGTCGCAGTAACCATCGCATTTTTCAAGCATTGCATCTTCGGCCGCCGTGGCTTCAATGATTTCATATTCCGTCCCCAAAATATTTACAGTCATGCACTTGCCCCCCTGCGCATCGTCAGCGGTTCTAGTGCGTACCGTGTGGCGTCGATGCTATGGTTATTCACGTCCGGGTATCCGGTGACGACGTTGCCGTCCCGGTCCCGCTCGTATTCATACTCCGAAAATTCCTTTGCCGCATTCGGGCAGCGCACCGGGTCGATGATGATGCGCCGGCGCTGCAGCCACTTCATGCCATGTTCGATTGACCCCGGACCTTTGACAGCGCCGGTGACCGGCAGACCCATTTCGCGGTGATCGTTGACGCTTTTCGGTTCGGCCGAATCGGCCGTGATTGTGTAATCATCATAGCCGTGTTCGATGATCCAACGCGCCGTCTGTTCGTTCGATTCCTTGTTGACGTAGTGCTCCGCGAATAGATACACCGCCTCGCGGTCGCTGTCGTAGTAGCAGCGAATGAAGCAGTACGGATCGGGATACCAGCCCCAGTCCTCGCCCTGAAAGATGCGGTCAAAATGCGAAATCTCTTCGTCGGTGATCTCCCGCAGCTCCAGATAGTCAAATACACTGCCGCCATCGCCATTGGCTACGCCTTCGTATTCATGTTCATACGCCGCCGGGTTGACCTCTTTCAAGTGTTCCGCGTCGGCGATAAACTTCGCGCCCAGCCATTCCGGCGGGGCTTCCGTGTAGCTGGAATGATGGAAAACGCGCCCCGGATTCGGGACAAGCCGCTCCTTGTTGACCCAGCTGGATTTGCTTTTTGGCGGGTTGTATGACGAAAAATCATAGGAATCCGCGCCGCCACGCAGCACGGATTGGTTAATAGAACGTTCTTCTTCCGGCCCGCAAAGCTGGTCTTTTTCTTCCTTCCACAGGATGCCGATATAGCCAAACGGCGGCTTAATGGATTTCAGCTTCAACGGATCGTCACAGCCGCGAAAATAAATCGTCTGGCCGGTTTCTTTCAGCACGATTTCTAGCGGCGACAGCTTGCAGTTGAATTCATCATACAGCCCCAGCTCATTGATCGCCCATTTCATCTGGGCATACACGCTGTCTTTCAGGGTGTTGCCCATCTTGCGGATGATACAGGCATGCATCGTCGGGTTGTTTTTCAGCAGCTCGACGATTTTCAGGGATATATACGACGATTTCAGGCCGCCGCGGCCGCCTTCGAAGACATACGTCATGTTCGGCTGAATGCGCCGGTTGATGTCCACAAACGCCCGGCCAAGGACGCGCGCGGGCAGCTCATAATGTGCGGATGCGCGCGCTGCCGCCTTTGTTTCCTGCTCTTCCTTGATGCGCAGCGACTTCTCAAGGTCGCCGGCTGCGCGTAGACGGTCAGCGATGGAGGTTTCGATGCCGAACTGGTCTTTTTCCTGCCCGCGCATGATCGCCGTGCGCAGCTCCTGGATCTCTTTCAGGGATGCCGTGCGCTCGGATTCAATTTTTTCCTGCCGCCGCGCTATATAGATTTTGATGTCAGGTTTTGTAAGGTTTTCCGCTCCGATGGATTTGGCGGTTTTCGCCGAGTACCCTGCTCTGCGCGCCGCCTCGGTCGCGTTGCCCAATTCGATGTAAAAATCCGCAAAAGCGCGCTGCTTTGGCGTGAGATTCATGGGATCACCCGCTATAGATTTTCGCCAGCGTTTTTACGACATCCGCCATGCTGTAAGTCTCCAGTACGCGCGTGCTGATATGTTTCCCGGTTTCATCGGTTTCCGCCTTTTCCAGCACGTATTTTGTCACCATCCGGCCAAGCCGCTCGGAGTAGTGCTGTAACTGATTGACTTTGTAATGCTCGCCGCGCTGATTCAGCGCCGCCTGCAGTTTGTAGGTAAGTTGTTTCAGATTCATAACCGCACCAGAATGCACAAAGCACCGAACCCGAAACCGGGCCGGTGCTTTGCTTTTTTTGAGAGACATGAGAAAACCGGAGTTGACAGAGACAAGAGAAAAAGCCATGCGTACATTCTGCAAAAAGGATCAAAGGAAGAGAGGTATATCACAAAGTGACTTGCGGGACCGGTCTCTCTCGTAATCCCGCGATATCACTTTAACACAGATTCCCGTGAAAATGTTCCCGATTTTTTCCCACGTTACGCTCACGTCTCTGTGAGGCCGTACATTGTGATTGTAAAATTCCGCAGTGCGCAATCCTTCCAACGGTAAGCTGTCGTTTTCTCGATGGCCAATTCCCGGCACAGCCGCTCGACGCCGCCGATACACGGCGTGATGTAAAAGCGCTGCAGCACACAGCGGTCCCGCTCAGAGAGCTGATTCAAGGCACGATCCACGCGGCGTACACGGTTCTCTGTCAAGCGCTGCGCCTCTTCCAGCCGCTCGCGCTTCAGGATGTTGTTGACGAGCGCATCGTCCCGGCCGTTTGAGCCGCCGGCGACCGGACTGCCGTCCGCCGATGCGCTGCGGATGCTTGTGATCTCTGTCGCCAGGTCAGCGATCTGATCGCTGATGTTTGCAATTGCCGCCTTTCGGTTCATGTAGTTGCGCAGCTCATCAGCCGCCTCCCGCTTCCAATCCAATTAAGTCACCTCGTTTCGTTCGCCGTAGCTACAAAAATCATATGGATACGCTGACGGCAAAATCCCATGGTGGCGTGGGTGCCCGCAATTACCCATCTCAGTCCTATGGGCACAGTCCTTGCAGTGCACCACCGGCGCAACGTCGGCAGCCGGTAGATCGTGCAAAATGCAGATCGCCTTTGCCCATGTGCGGCGGTTTTTGTCCTTGTCATGTGCCGCGGCGGCCGTCAGTGCTTTATCCAGCACTTTCCGCTCGATGTATTCAGGTTCCATTGTCCAGCCTCTCTTTCAGCCGCTCCACTTTTCTTCTGCGAACATCGCGCACATCGTCTGCGCAGCAAAACAGCATCTTCATTTGCTCGAGCATAATCTCCACGTCGGCAATCTCCTCGGCGATATTTGCTGGCGAGTATTTGCCGCGCAGGTACTTGCACAGCTCTTTCTGCAGCTCGCTCATTTCCTCCATCATCACCACAATCTGCAGGGCGGAGCCGTAGGTGTCCAGCGCTCTCTGCAGCACTTCCGCATCGCTTATGTATTCAGCCATCCCTTACCTCACTTCCCGGGACAATGCGATCCCAGCACTCTGTGCATATCTGCGGCACGCTTTTCTTTGTATTCCAGTTCTTCTCGCACAGACATTCAGTACCGTTTCCCGGCTCATATCCGTATTCATCCGGGCATCCCGCACACCCGCCGATGAAGCGTGCATCCACCTTGTCCGGATGCTCCATAACCAGCAGCTCGCGGAATGTGCAGCCGTGCGACTTCCTTACAAGCATATCTACCCGAAAATTGTCCCAGTCTGCCGTCGGCACGCCGACATAGTCGCACCACGCGCGTTCCAGCTTCGCACCGGCAGATTCCGCCCAATCCGGAAGAAACACGACGTAGTCCACCGCCTCCATCTCGGCGAAACAGATGCGCATATAGTCCAGCTTGGCCAACCCCTCCGGCGCTGTGGCCGGATTGATGACCGTCGCGCCCAGCCGCTCAAGCTGTGCAGCCGCTCGGGCGAATTTCCTTTTATAGTCCGGATCACCGGCGATTTTCCCTGATATGTAGATCTTCATGGTTGCCCTCCTTTCAGAGCACCGGGCGAATTCCCCCGCCCAGTGTGCTATCAAATCACTGCATGATGACGACCTTGCCCTGTTCAATCAGGTCTTTCAGGCCGCGCTCGAAATACTCAGCGATGTTGCGTTTCGCTTCCAGACGCCAGATGCCGCCATCCGCCTCGAAAAAGGCGATGCCTTTCTCGCTGTCCACGCGCAGGAGGAATTCGCTTTCCGGCTGCGCGACCTCAAGGAACGTGCGGAACGGCTGCAGTTTGATCCGCGGGCGCACATTAACGACTGCGTTGAGCGCAACGCCCTGCCGCGCCGTCACGGCCTGCGTGACACCATTATCGTTGGTAGACACTGTGTTCTCATCGGACATACGGCTGAGTAGATCCAGCAGATACTCCGTGCCTTCGTTCGGGATGAACAGACTGCGCAGCTCGATCAGCGCAGTTTCTCGGTCACGCCAGCCAGTGCGCATGCCCGGCGCGTCCGCCTGCGCACGATACAGGACGTTGCGGGAGAAGTCCGGCAGATACGTTGTCATTACTTCTACCTTGTTGTAATCCCGGACATGTACCATGATGGTCGTCCCGACCTTTGCGATCTCGGTGCGCACCAGCTTGCAGACAGCATCCAGACCGCTGACGCTGACGGAATCGGGACGATCCACATGCGGCGGGATCCGCGTAAGATTGGCGTCGGAATAGGTCTGCCCATCAATTTCGAAGATTTTGGTTTCTTTCAGGCTCACGATTTTGTCGATCATTTCTGCGAGCATTGTCATATCCTCCTTCGTTATTCGGCTGCCTGCTGGCTGGCCTGCAGCAGATTCAGAATTTTCGGTGCTTCCTGTTCATGCCCGTCCATGCGCATCTGGCCGGGGAGCTGCGGCACCATTTCGGCAACGACCATTTCCCCGTTGCCATCAGTGGTGACGCAAAGCGATGTTGCGACCGGATTGGTCGCTGCGAGCGTGGCCTTGGCAACAACATTCACGCGGATCTGCCGGCGGTCATCGTCCGGTGTCAGCTCGATCGTCAGCGTGATCTTGCGCTTTGCGGTTGCTTTGGTGTTGACGTCAAGGATGTTGTCAACACAGCGCTGCATCTCATAGTCCACGCGCTCTTGGAATGCACCCTGCGCCATCTGCAGGATGCTCGCTCTTTGGGTTTCGTGATTCATGGTTGTCCTCCTTTATTTTTTACATAGCCACCGCATCAGCGAGTGCGGCCATCGTCTCAATTTTCCCGGGCACTGCATACTCCGGGAGGTTCGCTGCCACAACGGCCGCAGCCATCGGCGGGCAAACGGCATTGCCGCATCTGGCTACTTGCTGCGTCTTCGGGTATGGCTTTCCGGCCGCATCATGGTCGATGATGTAATCCGGAGGAAAGCCCATGGCGTTGTACAGCTCCCGAGGCGACAGCATCCGCAGGCCAATGTCTGCGATATAGTACGGCGCCCCGCCGATTGACAGGAGCAGCAGATCGTCCTCGCCCAGCGCATAGCCGCAGTACAGGTTCAGCAAGTCGCGGATCTGCGGCCAATGGTGCAGCCGCTCGGATGTGCCGATTTTACAAAGCACTGCCTTGCAGCAGCCAAACACGCCGCCCGCTGTCTGTGTCGGCAGCGGCTCCGACGGCCGTGTGCCGACTTCGTCCCGCTTGTACTTGACCACGTGGGCAGCGCATACCGCATTGTGGTCGATGGCCGTCACTGTCGGCAGCGGCTCTCCCGCTTTCTCACCGTCCACCCCGCTGTAATACTTGACTACATGTGCAGCAACCACAGCTTCCCGGTCGTGGCTCGTGACCGTATGCATCGGGCTTTGCACATCCAACGGCCGGCCGCCGCCGTAATACTCCACCAGATTCGCGCAGGTAAGGCCGTAACGGTTCGAGGCGTCCACCGTGCAGACGGGCTTATCCAGTCCAGCCGCTCGGGCGCTTTCTGTTTTCTCCGTGTGGTACTGGATCAGTGACGGCGATAGCAGCATCTGCCCGCCGCCTCCGCCTGTGCGGACGGTGTTCATCGGCGCAGAGACCGGCGCCCCGACACTGTTGCTGGTATTTGTCATCGTCAGCGGAGCGAGAATCGGCCGGCAAATGCCACCGGTGTGCTTTGCTGTAATCGTTTTACACGGCTCTTTGCTGTCCGTGACGTGCCCACCTCCTGAATGGTTGCACTCAACGATGAACGGTGCCCCGGATTTGATCGTGAACTTGTCCACGCCGCGAATGATGCGGCGCATGGTGTTGTCCGCCAGCGGCCGGACGGCTGCAATGCCGTACCGCTCGTGGATTTCATCCTTCGTCGAAAAAATCGAAGGGCACGGCAGCGACCAGTCGATGATCTCCGCAGCACTGCGCCATGGCAACAGCTTGCCGCTGCGCACTTCCACGCTGTCTCGCGGGGCGTGTGTGCGCTCCGGCCAGACGATCGCACGCCCATCGCAGCGGGCGATCAGCACCAGCCGGCGTCTTGTCGTCGGCGCACCGTAGTCGGCTGCCATCAGCTCGCGCCATTCCACGCTATATCCCAGTGCCCGAAGCTGCCCGATGAACTTTTGAAACGTCGTTCCGGCCAGTTTCTTTACCGGCTTTCCTTTGCGCACCGGCCCCCACGTCTGGAACTCTTCGACGTTTTCGAGGATGATGACGCGC